ATAGATAGTAAGCATACCACGTGCTTGCAAATCGCGTGTACGTGCCATGTAGCTGTCGTTATTGCTCTTTAATTTTGCACCACTAAAGATACAGAACTCAACTGGATGATTGGGATAGCGTGTATGCCAAGCTTCAATAAGATCCATATAGAAGTCTGGTTGTTTCTCTTGATCCCACCGTGCAGCAAATCCTACACGCATGGCACGATCGCCAAACTCTTTAAGTTCGCCAGGAACACGAGCACGTACTTCATCCTTACCAAATGCCAGGCCTGAAATATTGTAGATTGGGGCTTTCCAACCTGCAATCTTCATATGCATTACCATTTCTTCATTAGTTGCGAGTACTCCATCCACAAATGAGTCAACCATCTTTTCGTAGTGACCCATGAAATCCTGCATGCCCCATACATGAACAAAATCGTCAGGATCAATGGACTGAGCAAGACAGCGAACATAAATCCTAGGCCTGTGAATAGAATCGATTTGGTTAAGAATATACGGAAGACTTTCGATTCCGGGCTGAAACATGTCTTCAAAGTAGATAACATCTTCATTGTTTAATTCTCCTGCTTTCATCATCTTGATTAAATTCATCATTTGGCTCATACCAAAGTATGTTCGCCCATGAGCATCTAATACTTGACCTGTAACAATTGCTTGATCATTCCCAAGCGTTTCACCAGGTACTATAACATAGTTGATGCCGCGTTGTTCAAATACTGCACGATTCCATTCTTGCAGTTGTAAAGTGTACCGGGCCTTATACGGTTCTAGCCCCATGTAGTAGAGTTTACGCATGACTGCCCCTTGTTTATTGACGAGTATCTGGACCATAACGGCGACCTTGACGAATCATCCATCCCCAGTTATCACGTGGCCAGCGTCCGTTTTGGAAACGCAAATAGTCTCCATATGGACTATACTCATTGCCCAAGTGGGCTTCATTAAAAGGAAAACCGTAGTCCGCACAAAATTCGCGGTACTTATCAAGCTCGTCAAAAATACGGCTCACTTCTGGTTTCATAACAAAATATTTTTTAAGTTGGTGATTGGACATAATAAATCCTTTAATAAAGTTTAGACAGAAATTTGTTTAGCAGCAAAGCGATGATACGAGATAGTGCAGCCGTTTTCTCCATCTTCAGAGACTTCAATTTCAATGTCTCTGTCTGGATATCGAGTAGCAATAACTTGATATAGTTCATCGCTAATCATTTCGCAGCTTTTATGATCTAGTTCTAGTGTACCTTTGTACAAGTTTTCAATCCAACGTTTGAATTGAATAAATTCAATGTCTCTGTCGTTGTGGAATACCTGTATAGAAACGTTGAAGTGAAATATATGACGATGTGGGAATCCTAAGAAACTTACATCGTACTCATCACCCGTTGCCAGTGCTGGATCAGTTGCTGCTGCTGGATACATATGGATGCCTTCTTTGCGGAAGGTAATCCAAATTAGCCGTTTTGCCTTGTTGATAACACGGTCTCTTTTTTCTGCTAGTGCAGTTTCAGTTTGAATAAACATCTTTATTAAATAAAGTTAGTTGGTAGATATGCAGTATACACTGCGGCGATAGCAAAGTCAACGACTTTGAATTATAATACAGAGTCTTTGGTGTATTTAGACCAGTCGGTGAAGTTCCGTCTGTTTTTAAGACTGTGTATACTGTGACACCAAACACCTGGGTTGGTAGCACGGAAATCTTTATCATCTAGTTTCAATGTTGCATTGTAACCTAGTTGATTTATGTATGGTAGTTTGACTGAAATCATTGGAATAAAATTATGACTTTCAGTGAGCCCACTTTCTAGTAGTCCTTCGGTACACTGAACATCTATGTCCAATGTACACAGATAATCTTTTTTAAGAAAATATTCAATCATTTTTTCCCAAGAACTCCAACCGTCGGCGTCGTTGATGTCCAACTTAGGAAAACTTTGATTGGCGCCAAAGTAGATGTGCTCACAACCTTGTAAGTTGGCAGCAATACTATCTACATCTTGTACCCCTACAACAAACAAAGTTTTCAATCCGTATGCAGGTGTATGTTCTACTTCAACTCCAGTAAAGAAGTTTACATCATTGTGGCCTTCTCTAATCATGAGACTTCCTTTTCTTCAAACAAATTGTTAAACTTTGTGCGACCGTTAAGGGCCTTCTTACCAATGAATCCACGACCACCAATAATATCCATCCAGTAATTACTGTAGTGTTCTACAATAGCTTCTGATTCTTCTCTGACATCTGTAGCAAAGATAGCATCTACTATGTCTTTGAACATTTCATACTCGCCATTGCGTTTGCGCATCATGCCGGGATACTCGCCTGCATCGTATGTTCTATTGGCACGCTGCACAGCTTCGATATGGGTCCATACATTATGTCCCATCAACAATGCATAGCTAAAACTATCCCAGCTGGTTTTGCCTTCTTTGCCATTTTTATTTACATCACCTGGCTTATAGTAACAGATGTCTCGCATTTTAAGCAGGCTACTAATAGGGCTTTCGTCAAAGTGTTTAACCCACTTTTCTTGTACAGCGGTAGCACCATAGGGTCTTTGATCAGTTGCATACTTCTTATCGTCTACAATAGGACTCATACGATAACACCATTTACCTTCGTGCGGCAAATCAATCTCATGATATACTTGCCCATTAGCGGTAGCTAAGAATGGACTAGCACAATCAAAGCTGATAGTAAAAGCAGGATTCACGTACTTTCTAACAGCTCGTTGTATGTCAGTTAACAATACTGCCCACTCTAATTTGCTAGTGCCCAAGAAGTGCATCCAATCGTGTAACCCTTCTTGTAACAAGTTATCGTGCCGTAGTGCCACTAATCGTTTGAGTATAAGATGCACATCGCACATATTCTGTCCGCCCATTGCCCAGCCATCAAAGTGTTTATCTGGATAGACTGCTGGATCACAAAATACTTTCATAGCCTGATACCAATCCTCGGCACTGGTATGATTATCACCTTGTAATACATTTAAGTATTTTGCGCCACCGTTGTTCTTGCCACGACGATGTTGCATAAAGTATTCGTTATTGTATTTTGTTGCTGCAACAGCTTCTGGCAGAGTTGTAATACCACACGCATTGCTAGCTTTCTTGTCGTGGATAACCCAGGTCGGTATATCTAAGATCATTCCGTAGTCAGAAATACTATCTAACCAAGTAAGTACACCACCGCGTTTCTTTTGTGCTGCATCAATTTTGTCTTGATACAGTTTAGCATGGTTAATGTTAACAGTTTTAGGCACACCTTTTTTCATTACAGGATTGCCAGCTTTGTCTAATACAGGCCGAGACTCAATGCCCAATGCCTGCATAGCTGCCATTTTTTGTGTAACTTCTGGGCCATTAGGGTCACGCCACTCACCTTCCCACAAGCCCTTGGCAATCTGAAATCCACCCGAGTCGCCCAGGATAAAAGTGCCAGGCTTGCGATTACGAACCATGTCCTCGCTAGCGTCGGGCCTGGTTAGATCCAAGTTGGCATGCCCTGCACTATACAAACTCCAGCGATAAGGAAACAAACCCTTCTGGTCATCTAACCAATTCATCTGCTCCATGTCTGTTAGACCTTGGGGAAAACGTGCAGGATCAACATAGTCATTATTGACACGTTGCTTTCCCACAAAAGTAGCATAGAAACCTGATATAGCTGGTAAAAATACAGCGTAATCGTTTTGTTTTGCGGTTAAATTATCCTGCGACATCATATTCTTTTGTTAATGCTAATAGCAAATTTAATTTACTTTTAGCTTGTTCCGCTTCTTCAATAGCACCTATCAGCTGTGGGTATTTAGACTTGATCAATTCCATATCACGTTCTTGCTGCATTCTGTTCTGCGCCCAATCTATAGCCTTTTGAGCAGCATTACTTAGTTCCACAGTGGCATAGCTGGTGTTCATGACAATCCAATTTGCGCCATTAAACACCTCCATGTTTGCGCCGTTAATACGAAGCATACCTTGTATAGGATTACTTGAATCAGTACTAATATAAGGGATAGAGGTATCACCCCCTGTAACCATTACATGCTTCTCGCCTATAAGACCTTTGATCATTTTGTCATCGCAGGTATAGTGTAATTATAAACAGCAATGCCAGAATCGACTGTGATCTGTGCTGCACCCTCGTCGCTAAAACGCATAGTTTTATCGCCTGGCAAACCCAAAATGTTCTTAACAACATTAACAGGCCATGGCCAGCTTCTGGTCAAATTGCCTGATATATTAGTTTCAAACACAAAGCTACCTGCATGTGTACTGCTATCACCAAAATAGAATTTAAGATCTTTACCTTCTACTTTGGCAATGAATGTTGTTTCTTCGCTATTGGCTTGGCTTTGAAATACAAATCGTTGTATACCTAGCACAGTAGGAGCAACATCAACACCCCATTTAACATCTTTAAATTTCATTGTTTTGATCTTGTCGTTAACAATAGATGCACCCATAAAGCGATAGTCGTTTTTAAAGTCTCCTACTTTATTTTCAAAGTGAATGCCAGATGGTACTGTGGCACCATTAACAGTTTGTCTGCTAATACTAATTTGTGCATCTTCCTTATATTCAGGAATATTTAAAATAGTGTTTAGTTTGCCCAAGTTAGGCATTCCGAATTGTCCAATAAACTCTGCCACTGGACCATGAAAGGTAGCATCAAGAATAACACTTTTGTCTTCTGCAATAGCATTAACAATAGTTTCTTCTTCTGTACCTGTAATTTTAATTAGATCAATTACACCTAGGTTGTGTGTGTGCTTGACCATGTCTAATAGTGCGTCTTTCATAGTAGTTCCTTATAATAGTTGATATAATACATGATATATTTAGATTTTGCAAACGGTTCGATGAAATTATTCAAACGTGAATAGTTGATCAAATGTAGTTTTTGTTCCAGTATTGTTTCTAATGTCCCAATCCAAAACTCCTAATAGATTGTCGACCTTTTGATCGACAATAGTTTCTTCCATTAAGTCGTTGTCAAACGGCAAGTCTTTAAACCATTGTGGTATGTGAGTTTCGTCAGTTGGATATCCAACTGAAGTAAATCCTAACGGATTTGCTTTTAGCTTACACACAATAGTTTTCATTCCGTCTGTAATGCTCATGCTGCGATTGTCGCTGTGCATACGCCGTAATGCATTCCAATTAATTGCCGCACGAACATGCCCTGGCATATTAGATCTACCTTTACGTTCCTCAAGTTCGGAGAACTTAGTTAAGTTGTTTACACGTTTAGGTGTACCTTTTTCCCAAGCCGGCCGCTCTTGAAAACTCATTTTAAAAGTTAACACACGTTGGTAGATTTCTTTCTTCTCAGCACCTGTTAGTACTGCTAACAATAGTTCACTTAAAAAGTCTTGTACAATTTTCGGAGTATCACTACGCTTTAAGTCCAGGCCCATTGCCTTTACCTTACCTAACTTACCGTTGACATTCTGTTTGTTTCCTTCGAGATCAACAATAAGAACTGCATAGCGTTTCTTCTTAATAAACAAGCCTTTGCTGGCAACTAGTTCTCGGCCGCCAACAATGATACCGCCCATTTCTCTTGGACAATGAAATGCTCGTTCCATGAATCCCGGAAAGCTAGTATTGACTTGATCTGCAATGTTATCATACAGTTCAATGCACATTTCTTCGGTCCATTTCATATTGCCAGCAGCAACATCATTCTTAATAGCAGGCCACGCACTAAAGTAAACACTGTCTGTATCACCATAAATGATAGCTTCACCTGTGTGATCGTATTTGCCTGTTATACATTCGTTGGTGTGTGCATCCATATGACGAGCAATAACACGACCTGTTAAGGTAGTCGACTGCCCGATGCGCTTGTCAAAGAACCTACAGCCTGGATTAAGAATAGCACCATACAGGCTGTTCAAGTTAATCTTCTTAACCAGCTGTCGTTTGTCCCAGAATGCCTTGTCTTCAGAAGTCTTTGCTTCTTTCTTTTTGGCTTGCAGCTCTTTACGCTCTGAATACCAGCGTTCTAGTAATCCAGGCACGATACCTTTAGCATCGTACTTAAAGATAGTACCATTGGCACTAAGTATCCAAGGTTGATTGCCCTCAAATACTAAACGCCAAACATCAGCAGCAGACATAGTATCATTACCGCCGCCTTCCCAGTCAATGGTTATTTCAGTACCTGCTTCCATGTTCATTACACTGGTGTACTCTAAGCTACCAAACAAGTTCTCCCAAGCATCTGCAAAACTTGAACCTGCATCCATTTTTTCTTTTATGTATTGGTCGGTCCTTGTTTGTCTGAGTTGTCCGACAATAGTCTCACATGCCATGTTGAGGGCACGAATAGCCGAGGGATAGAGCGAGTTGATATCGATTGCTCCGATCCATTCGTGCATACCCTTTTTGGGGTAAGCAACGTAGGCACCTGCTGCTTGCGTTTCACCTTGTTCATCTTGATTACTCCTATTTTGAACTATTAAACCTTGACGATGTGCTTCATTAATAATGGCTTGTTCGGTAACAGCCACAGCCCCCATAGTAGTAGGAAGCAATACAGTATTGTCGTGTGCCAATTCGTTGGCAAGATCAATAAAGCGAAGTTTCTTATCCAACTTGGCCAACAACATTGTGTCTTGCCTGTTGTAGTCAATAAATTTAGGAAAATCTTTATTGTATAATTGATCCAATGTACCTTCGTACTGGAGTTTGCGTTCTTCAAGTTCGTACTCGCCGATAGCATCTAAGCTATAGCTATGACGTTCTTCGTATGTATACTTGCGATACAGTTGCATATAGTCCATATGCACACGACCGATCAAGTCGAATGTAATGTTCTCTGCACCAAAACGTTCAAAGGTTCTTTTTTTAGGAAATTGATTCCATAAGCAATAACGACGTGTATCGTCTTTGCTGAGTACTTTGATAGTACGCATTACCATATACGGAACGTCAAAGCCTTCCGAGTTCCACCCGCTTAAGATATCTGCATCCTCAATAAGGTCAAGGAATGTTTTAATCATATCATCTTCGCGAGCAAAGATAAAACAATTATCAAACTGATCAGCTACTTCTTGTGCAGTATCCCAACTATAGCTTTTTGGTGGTACTGCTAAGGTAATCAATTTATCAAGCCAAGACAAGTAAACTGAAATTGCAGTAATAGGATTAAATGGATCTTCGGGTCTGCTGTATCCGCGTACAGGATCAAAATCTACCTCAATGTCAAAAAAGCAAATATTTAAATTAGGTGCATCCTTACCTAGGTAGTTTTCCTCTAAACATCTAACCAATGGTTTAATGTCAGATTCCCACAGTTTATTCTTTGGATGTACTTTAATTTCTTTATAGAACTCTTTGCCATTGCGAGTACTAAACCTGCTGACAGGCGTACCGTATATGGTTGTAAATTTACCCCTAGGGTCGTCATAGTAGAATAGATAGTTGGCAGGATATTCTTGATATACCCTACGACCTTCTACTCGTTCCACTACATGAATCCTGTCGTTCTCTTTGTCAAAAAGTGCGTCAACATAACTCATTGTGTTAGCATCCTTGTTAATCCTATACTATCAATTGTAATCAGCAGTGAGTAGTTAGCCAGCATTCCAAAAGATCTACGACTATATGAAGCCCAACCATACATACAACATTGAACAATAAAAACAGGATAAATGTAAATAAGAGGCGGATTGGGTACAGTGAGTGCCATAGTGATACTGCACCCAATTGAAATAACCCAAGCCGCAGCTTCAACGATAAAACGAACAGGGTTAGTTTTATAGTCCTGCCTGATCCATATGAAAACATTACGAATAATGTCGTTCAAAGTGTCTTGCCTACAGTTTCCAGTATAGTATTTAGATCTTCGTGATCGCGATTGGCTTCGCCTAGCTTGCTCTTGCTGGCAATCTTAATTGCTTTTTTAAGAATAGCAGGTTTAACTTCGAGTTCTTCTGCGATTGCTTTAATGGTTTCGTTGAGCCCTGTACTTAGTGCTTCAACTTCGGCCATTACTTGCATGCCCTCATTGATAATTTGTGTTAGTTTAATTTTTTGATCGCCGCTAAACATACGTGATGACATAAAGGTCCTTTGTGAAAGTTGTTAATAATCTATTATAGATTACTTATTTCACTAAAGCAAGTGTTTAGATAAAAAAAGTGCTCACTTTCGAGATTCCCGGTAGCGAATCGGGCCGTCCCGCGCCAGCAGCCGGCGCACACTTATATAACGCAAAGGTCCTAAGTTAGTGTGTTCTTATTAACCGTTAATGTATTTTGGATGCGCTTTATTAAACTTGCGCATAATAATGCCAGCTACGCTGTTGGCTTCGTTTTCTTCATCACTGCCAGTTTCGCCGCTGTTGGCATTAAGTTTATTTTCTTGTTTTTGCTTAAAATGAACAAGTTCGTGTGCCAGTGTTCTACAAATATCAATTGGATGTCTGCGATCTATGCCTAAACTAATAGTCATTTCAGATGGAGAAAAGCTACCAAATGTAGGCTGTTCCTGTTGATCCATTGATTTGAAAATGTTAATCTCGGGCAAGTTAGTTAGCCCTAGTTCTTCCATAGCCATTGGAAGTAGATCCCTTATTGCACTATGCACAACTTGGTAGGATTCTTTTGACTCGGCCAGGAATTCAACAGCTCTCATTATTCCTGATCTCGCCAACGTCTCTCGGCGGTGTCCCAGTATCTTCCACCAACTGTGTTCCTAGTTTCTAATTGAGGTTCTACAGGCGGTTGCTCTTGTGCAG